CCAGTCCCATGGCCGTGGCGCACTGGCGAGCCTGCTTGAAGTAGGTGCCCTGAATAGAGGTCCATTCCCTGGCCAGCTTCTCGTCATTCTTGCGGATGGCGGCGCCGGCCTTCTTGTCCGCCTTCTCCCAGCGGTCCCAGCTCACAAAATACTGTGCCAGGACATCCTGATCCAGTTCGGAATAGAGTCCCGCCGCCATCAGGATATTGCCAATGCGGATATACTCCGTGTGGTACTTCTTTCCCAGCCATTCAGGCGGGACCACCTCTTCAGGAGGCGGCACATGAACTTCCAGGTCGCGGCGCTCATCGGCTTCCGCCTGGGTCATATGCTTCCTGCCGTTGGCTTCCACCACTGCGGTGGGCTGCCGTCTTCCGCTCATGGCGTCCTCCTTCCTGTTCGGCCCTCTGCCCGGCGGCCGGCGGTTGGTCACCGCCGCCGGTAGGTGGTAAGGGTTTCGGGCGCTCGGCGAGCCGCCCGGCAGAAGACCGAATTCATTTTCCGGTGTCAGGACCCGACACCGTCTGTTCCTGCACTTGCCCCGACCCTGCAGCCGAAGCTGCAGAGCGGGAAAGGTACAGCACAATGGCTACTCCGACGCAATCCCCAACGCCGGGGCAAATGCAGAAACCGTGTACTGCAGACCTGCCCTGTACTTGCCCCGACGCTGCGGTGTTCTGCGCACCGCAGACGCCTGAGGATGAAGAAGATTCTCACCGGCGCAGCTTTCAAACGCCGGGGCAAGTACAGGAGATTCCATTCCCCGGAGCTCTGCCGGATGCCGGCGTTGCCGCCGGTACCCGACAAGAGGTCACTAGATGAACTTCGGGTGGCTGAGCTCCCACCCGGCAGAACCCCGGAGATTGCCCGGGAACGCCTACATCAGCACCCCACGTCGGCACGCAGGCCTTCGACGTCCCAGGCATTACTTTGCTCCGCCCGCTGCGCTGTGCGCCGCCCTCCCTGCCCGCCGTGGGGAAAATTTCCTGTATGACGGGGGGCCTGCGGTACGGAAGCCGCCGTTGAAAACTTTTTGACCCCGGGGGAGGGTCTGCGCAAGGAACCCCGCAAGCGCGTCCGCGCATGGCCTGCACCGCGCCTGGGCGCCCAAAGCTGGGCGGGTTTTCGTTCTCAACGGCGTTTATTTTTCGCTCGATTTTGCCACAACTCTGTGGCGGTCTTACGGCTGTGACAGCTGTGACAAAGGCTCTCCAGATTGTCCGGATCAGCGAACACGTCCCAGCGGCCCTTGTGATCCACGATGTGGTCAACGTCGGTGGCGCGGACGCGCTCCCCGCGTTTTGCACACTCTCGGCAGAACGGCTCCTTCAGGAGCTGCGCCGGCCGCAGTTCGTAGATCCACTCGTCCGTCTTGTACATCCAGCGCCAGGACTCTGCCTCGGCACTGCGGTCGCGGGTGCGCCTCGGCCGGTGTTTCTCGCAATACCCATCCTCGACCAGCACGCTGCAGCCTGGGTGTCGGCACGGCCGCTTCGGCTTCATGGCCACGGGCTATCACCTCCGGGCAAAACAAAAGAGCCAGGACCAACACTCCCCGCGCTTGCGGTTCATGTGGCTCTGGCTCGTTGGCTCTGGCTCAAGTCGATATTCACGTATTGCTCCCGCTTGCAACGCTTGCAGAAGGGATAACCCTTGAGCTTGCCGTCTGGCGGAAGCCGGAGGAGTTTGACCATGCCGCACTGCGGGCACAGGACGAACCCGTCCTCCGTGATTATCATACCATCATTCGCACCTTTGCGCAATGCCTTTCCCTCCATTTCTTCAAATCGTGTCAATTATTCAACTAGATTTCAAGATTGAAATCATTGATTTAAATATAAAGCTCTGTTTTTCGGCTCAATGTACCAGCCATAATAGTAGGCTCCGAATTCGTTCTCCGTGCAGCTCCTGCCGGAGGAGTAAACCGCATCCGGGATGTCGATCATCCCGCTGCTGTCCATCCACCTCTCCGGCGGAGGAAGCTTCTCCGTCAGTGTCCGGCTGCACACCCACGGGCGGGCGCCCACGGGGATGGTGATGCCGTCACTGCTCTCCTTGTTGAAATACTTGGCCAACCTGCGGAAGCTGTCATATTTGCCCCGCAGGATAGGTTCATCGTCGACTTCGCCGTATTTCCACAGATAGCGAACTACAGCCGTCGGCACTTCGTCGTCGCTGAATACAGCGTGGATGTGGAAGCGGTGGTCACCATGCTTGCCCTCGATCAGATAGATATAATCGATGGGCCGTCCGCCGTTCCACCGCTTCGCCCGGGCAAGGAACGCCCGCCACACCTTCCGCACATCCCGATACCTGGCCGGCAGATTCTCCGCATCGAACGTCAGCGTGTAGTGGCTGCCGTGCCAGCCAAACAGGGCAAGCCGCAGTTCCAGCCGATCTACCTGCGTTCTGCAGATGGAAGAGTCTCCCTTGGGCAGCAGGATTTTATTTTTCTCTATGCGGTCATAAGGAGAGTCCTCGACGGAGAGCCGGGGCCGGATGGCCCGGCACTCCTTCACCAGAGGACCTGCCCGCTGCCGCACACAGGTCCAAACACAAGATTGAGTCATAATTGCTTCTCCTAATAATTGCTTTTCGCTGCGGCACGATATATAATCATTTCACTATCTTGCAAAGGAGGTCTACAGCCAATGGAATTCATTCCGGCGCTCATGTCCAACTTTCTGTTTTGCAAAAGACAGGTCAGCAGAGATAGTACCGCCCTCAAAAGGGCGGTTTTTTATTTGTGCTGAAATGTCCGCTTCGGCTCCCAGAGCGGGCAGAGGAAGAAGGCGTCCACATACAGCCGCCCGATCGTCCGCCGACTGCAGATCAGCAGCACCGCTCCGTGCACACAGGCGCAGTTCATGCAGCATTTACTCATCATCAGCCTGCTCCCGCACAGCGTCTATCAGATGGGCCGTGCACTCCGTACAAAGATCCAGACACACCCCGTTGACGCGGCCATCAGACAAACGGCAGATACCGTCCGGGAGGGATCCCCACTCGGTCTCGCACAGAACAACCCTCCCGCACTTATCGCAAACAATAGCTCTCATGTTTCACCATCCATTCTTGCCATCCACGGCTTTCCACGTCTGATACAAAGCAAAGGCCAGCGGATCACGCACAATCGGGTTATGCTTCGCTTTCTCGTATTCCTCTTTAAGCAGGTTCACCGCTTTCCGCAATTCCGGCACCACAGGTGCTACGTCTGCGGCAGGCACACTGTCGATAAATGCACGAATGTTTTTTATGATACTAACGGTTTTGATAGAAATCGGATTGTCTCCTGCAATGCCTTTGGCGGCAACAATAACCGTATCAATTCCGTTCAAAACGAAATCTCTCTCGATATACTCAGCCATCAGCGCCTCCTTTGTTACCAACATTTGTGTCGGTAACTTCTGCCAGCGCCGCCTCCGCCTCTTCACGGGTCAGGAATACGGTTTTTCCCAGCACATCCCCGAAAAGGACATTTGCCACATTGTTAATCGTCAGAGAGGTGGACAAGATATGCACCGATTCCTTTGTCCAGTTCTTCCCGCGTTTAAAGCGCCGGATTCTGTAAAGCGAATCGCCAAACTTGCACGGCAGCACCACCAGACGGCCCTCGCTTTCAGCCTTTGCGTATTCCGCATATCTAACTAAAGCCTGTGCCACAAACACGAGTCGGCAGTTAAAATCCTCCCCAACTAATCGCAGGAGGTTGGAAATTCGTAACACATCTTCCGGCATCAGGCCGGTTTCCTCGTATGTCTTCAGCCGCTCCCGCAGTTCCGCAAAGGCCCAGGCAGCACTATACAAGAGCGCCAGCGGGCCCTCCATGGTGTCCACGTCGTCATACAGCCACTCCGCCATCATGCAGGAGAAGTCCACGGGATCCTGCGGACATTCCACATCCGGCAGGAACTTGGCGATCAGGCTGCGCATCAGATTGTCCAGACTAATGTCCGGGCACTCCGGAGGCGGCCCATATCTGCGCACCCATACTTCCCGGTCCTTGATGTAAAAGAGATTCAGCGCATTTTGGAAATTATCCTTCGGCGCATCAGTCGTCAGTCGCTTCATTGGCCACCTCCCGTTTATTTGCAATGACCTCCTCGCTCCAGTCAATCGCCTGACTACAGCTGGGACAGACCCGCTTCGCAAACATCTCCGAAAGCTGCAGTCCGTTATCAGTCCATTCGCGGCCAAAGGTGTACGAACAAATCCTCTTGCCGCACGACGGACAGGAAAATGTCTTGATGAAATATTCCTCATGGTCCCGGATCCGCATGTTGGGCCGCTGCGGGATTTCAATGTCAGGCGCTTTGCAGGCCAGGTAACGAAGCACACAATCCATACTCCAGTGATCCCGACAGTTTCCATCCGCCATGCACGGCCCGTGGCCATCGCACCAAAGAAAGCTCAAATCATACCCGGGATCACCGTGGTGAACGGAGAGATACACCATCCAGTAAGCCAACTGCGAATCTGTCATGGATCGCACGATGTCTCCGCGAGATTGCGGGACATCTTCAGACAGCTCCCTCAGAGCAGCAGCCGCAAGCGCACACGCATCCGTCACCGCTTGAACCTTTGCAGATCGCCCGGAAAATCCAGCGTAGTATTCAATTTCCGCAAGAGCCTCCACCGTGGTTTCAGGGTCGAGGATTCTCGCCGCTTCTTCTCTCGTCACTCGTCGTCACCGTCCCTTCCATTCGCACTCAGCAGGCAGAACGTCACAAACCCTACGATCCCGCCGAAAACAACACCGGCATAAAACAGCAGCATCTCATTCACCGCCTATTCCGGCCGCCCGCTTCCACACAAAATTGCTGGCCTTCTCGTCGCAGTTGTGGCACGCGCAGGGCGTCTCGCATTTCTCGCACTCGCCGTCAAGCTCACAATCCGGAATACTGTCCGTATTGGCGCACAAGGAGCAAACATCCACGAGTCCCCGAACATCGGCCAGCAAACGATCCAACTCCGACTTCACTTCGTGCAAGCTTTGCTGTGCTTCCGCCAGACGCTTGCCAAGGTCGCTGCGGGCCACCTCGCTCTGGCTCAAATCGGCCTGCAGCTTCCCAATCAGGGCCTCGGCCTCCCGAATAATAGCACACCCGTGGATGCTGCAGTCATGCTCCTGCCCGCAGCCGAAGCACCGGTGGTTGTCCACGGCAATGCGGTGCAGATCCTTCAAAATACTTTCAGCGTTTCTCAAAACGGCAGCTCTCCTTCCTCTTCGTTAGGCACTTCGCGGAACTCGCCCGATTCACCGGTGTCGGATCCGGACACCTTCTTTGGGCTGTCTCCGAAGTAGACGTTCTCGGCAACAACCTCGGCGCTGCGGCGTTTTCCGCCATCCCGATCCGTCCAGTCCCGGATCTGCAGGCGGCCCTCCACCACGGCCATGCGGCCCTTGGTGAAATAGCTGTTCACAAACTCTGCCGTGTGGCGCCATGCCACAACGTCGATGAAGTCCGTCTCTTTCT